GGAGGCTCCGTGAAGAAACCGTCACCCGCACTGCGCAAGCTCCTGCCGCCCAAGGCGAAACCCAAGCCGGCCCCGAAAGCGGGGTGCAAGAAGTGAGCGGCGTCGAGGAAATCTGGGCCAAAGATGTCGTCACCGGCGTCGATGCGCCTATTCCGAGCGTAGAGGGCGGCCTGCTCGTCACGGTCGGCAACGACGTCGGTCGCCTTCCGCAGGTCAATGCCTGCCGCACCACACGCGGCCTCTTGCCGGCGAACATCGCAGGCGCTGCGACCACGGTCGTCAAGTCGGGCGCCGGCATTCTCGGCAGCATCACCATCAACAAGGCCGTCGCCAGCGCCACCATCACGATCTACGACAACACCGCGGCGAGCGGGTTGGTGCTGGCCACCATCACATTGTCCAGCGGCGGCGTGACTGACGTGACCCCCTACGGCCGCGACCTCGATTGGATGTTCGGCACTGGCCTGACCATCGTCACCTCGGGCGCAACCGACATCACCATTGGGTATCTGTAAATGACGACCTACTACGTTAGTAAATCGACCGACAATGGGATGGTGGTTGGCTCGGATGCAAACGCGGGAACGTCGCTGGCTCTTCCGAAACTGACGATCTCAAACGCCGTCACGACGGCCTCGACGGGTGACACCATCTATGTCAATAAGGGCTCGTGGACCGGCGCGGAGCTGGGTGCTACCAATTACGTCAACATCAACGGCAAGACCCTGACGCTTCTGCCGTATAACGCAGCGGACAACGTCACAATCGTGGGTTCTGCTTCGCTACCACAGATCCGTGTGCAAGCCGCTCCGTCGTCTGTCGAGACCATTATCGGCGCCTTTATTCTCGACGGCGGCAACCTGACATCGACCAACGGCGTGCAGATTGACGAGACGGTCGGCGTCGACACCCGCGTCACGCTCGCCGGCACCACCATTCGCGACCAGACGACGGCGCACATCTCGGACAACGCCCTGCGCGGCATTGTGAAGCTCTACAACGTGACCTTCGCAGGCACTATCCGAAACGGATACGCAGGCGCGGCCACGTTCGGCGCGGCAGCCGCGAAATCGACCATCGTCAACGGCCTGGCGCTGAGCTGCACTTTCAACACCGCAAGCGCGACCTGCACGGTCATCGGCGGCACGCGCTCTGCGGTGTCTGCGAATAACTGGACTGTCGATGTGCGCAATGTGACCGGCACCATCGGCGTTGGATCTGCGTGCGATACCTCATCCGCTCTTCGCGTGGTGGCGCCTATCGCGGCCAGCCCATGGGTCGTGTCGAATAACAGTTTCAATATGTCCAATACGGTTGCGACCGCAGCGGACAGCTATGGGATCTTCATTCGCAATGGTGCCAGCGGCGATACGGCGAAATCGAACAATGGCTTCTGCCAGAACAACACCATCGGAAATTTCTGCTACGCGGGCTTTGGCATTCGTATCGGTGACGGCGCCACCGTCTACGACGTTGACAACGCGACGGTCTCTGGCAACCGCGTCTTCGGCATTTACTCGGCCACTGCGACGCCACACGGCATCTCTATCGGCGCGGTAACGGGCGGGAACGTCTATAACAACGAGGTCTTCGGCTCCTATGTCGGTTTCTTGTTGGCCGGAAACCAGGGCGCGAACGTATTCAATAACCTGAGTTATGGATGCTACGGCCCGGACTTCTACGCCAAAGGCTGCGGCGCGACGACTCGCCCAACCATCGCACACAACATTGCGGTGGCCGACAACACCTATGTCGGGGCGAAGCGCGATTTTGGCATGTTCTCGGCCGTCATCAATGGCGCCACCAACTCGACAGCGGTGCTGTTCCAGAACAACATCGGCTACGCCCTGAACGACTTCAGCGGCTGGGCGTCGGTGCCCGCTTCTCAGGCCGCAACGTACACCGGCAACAACTATTTCTCCGCCTACACCCTGCCGTCGAGCGTGGCGCCGTTTGCCTTTGCCGGCACTGCGACCGTGACCGGCGATACCTTCTTTGATCCCGGCTTCGCTCTGCCGAAGGCAAAGGGGCTCCTTACGCTGAACTCGCGCATCTTCCGCCCCAAGCGGAGCTTTATGAATCGGGGCGCGCAGCTTAAGAATGCTGCCGGTGCGGCGATCACTTTGCCCGATTACAACGGCGCGCCGCGCTCTCAGCCGCCGACCCATGGGCCGTTCGAGGTCAGCCAGGCCCCGTAATGACGAAACGCGATGCCCCCAAGTCCAACCGCGTCGGACAGTACGGCCAGCCCACCAAGTACCGGCCGGACTGCTGCGAAATTGCCATCGCCAAGGGGCAGGAAGGCGCATCCAAGACCGAGATTGCCGTCGCCTGCGGCGCTTCGCGCAAGACCCTCGATTACTGGCGCGAAAAGCATCCCGAGTTCGACGAGGCGATGGAGCAGGCCGAGATGCACGCACAGGTCTGGTGGGAGCAGAGGGGGCGCGGATTCATTACCGGGCAATACGAACTGCAAAAAGGCGCAGGCGCGGTGTTCATTTTCCAGATGAAGAACCGCTTCCCTGACGACTACCGCGACCGCCATGAGATTACCGGCAAGGACGGCGGTCCCATCCAGTCGATCACCACCACCATGACGGCCGAAGAAGCCGAGCGAGTCTACCGTGAGCGCATGTCTGGCCGCTGAGTACGCCGCCCCGGACTACCGCGCCGCATTTGAGAGCCGGCTGCGGAAGCTCGACGAGATCGAGAAGTCACCCGACTTCGCGGCAGCGCTGCGCGTCTACTACAAGGATCACCCCTGGGACTTCGTCTCCGACTGGGGCATGACGGTGGACCCTCGCAACCTTGAACGCGGCCAGATTGCCTCCGTGCCTTTCCAGTTGTGGCCGCGCCAGCGCCAGTATCTCGAGTGGGTCTTTGCGATGTGGAAGCGCCAGGAGCGCGGCCTGGTCGAGAAGTCCCGCGACTGCGGCGTGACATGGCTGTCGGTCGGCTTCGCCGTCTCGATGTGGTGCTTCTGGGACAACTTCACTTGCCGCTTCGGCTCGCGCAAGGAAGAGCTCGTCGACCGGCGCGGCGACATGGACAGCATCTTCGAGAAGGTCTGGTTCTTCATCGACAACCTGCCGCCGATCTTCCGTCCGCAGGGCTTCACCGAAGCCAACCGCGCGCACATGCGCATCGTCAACCCGGCAAACGGCGCCGCGATAACGGGCGAGGCCGGCGACAACATCGGCCGCGGTGGTCGCGCCTCCATCGCCTTCGTTGACGAGGCGGCCTTCATCGAGCATCAGATGCTGGTCGACGCAGCGCTCTCGCAGACCACGAATTGCCAGATTGACATCAGCACCCCCAACGGCAATGGCAACCCGTTCTATCGCAAGCGCATGCGCTTCGACGGCACCGATAAGGTTTTCGTGTTCGACTGGCGTGACGACCCCCGCAAGAACGACGCCTGGTATCAGCGGCAAAAGGCTGAACTCGACGACGTGACCGTGGCGCAGGAAATCGACCGTGATTACAACGCTTCGGCTGAGAACGTCTTCCTGCCCGCCAAGTGGGTGAAATCGGCCATTGACGCCCACAAGAAGCTCGGCTTCGCGCCGGCTGGTGTTCGCGTAACGGGCTTCGACCCCGCCGACGTGGGCGATGCAAAGGGTGTCGTCATCCGTCACGGCTCCGTCATTACCAAGGCGATGCAGAAGCGCGACGGCGACATTGGGCAGGCCATCCCGTGGGCCTTCGAGGCCGCGGACGATGCGTGCTCTGATGTGCTGGCCTATGACGCCGACGGCATGGGCGCGCCGGCCATGAAGATTGCCCTGACTCAGTTGGCCGTGAAGCGCGTCAAAATCGTGCCCTACCACGGCTCTGGCGCCGTCGAAGAGCCCGGCACGCACCAGAAGCGCGCCAGCACCGAGAAATCGAACATCGACCAGTTCGTCAACTACCGCGCGCAGTCGTGGTCGTGGGTGCGCGAGCGTTTCCGCAAAACCCACGATGCCGTCGAGCGAGCCGCCAAGGGCTTTCTCGTCAACATCGACCCCGAAGACTTAATCAGCATTGACTCCGAGTGCGGCGAACTCGTCGACCTGACTGCCGAGCTGTCGCGTCCGCAGCGTCAATTTACGCCCAACGGAAAAATCAAAGTCGAAAGCAAGGCGGACATGAAAAAGCGCGGCGTGCAGTCGCCCAACCTCGCCGACGCCCTTGTGATGGCGATGAGCATCAAGAAGCCGGCCGACGACTATTCAACGCCGCTGCCGCTGCCGCCCCCTGAAACCATGTACTTCGGGCTCAACGTCTGATGTACAGCAACACCAGCATCGACAACACGCTGCACCAGCGCTTT